GAGTATAATAAAAATACTGGCAAAAAAATTCAACTTAATAGCGCAGCCAGAGATCCTGCTGATCAATTACGATTGTACCAAGAAACTATAAATGCCGGCCGCCCTGGCATAGGTCCAAATGGAATGCCAGTTGCTTATCCAGGTAGAAGTCCACATGAACAGGGTTTAGCTGTAGATATACAAAATTATACAGATCCACGAGCAGTCTCAGCATTTAATAGTCAAGGATTATATCAAAAAGTACCAAATGATCCCGTACATTTTCAAATGAAATACGGTGGCATAGCAACCGGTCCACAGACAGGTTTTCCAGTAATGTTGCATGGACCAAAAGAAGCAGTAATACCTTTAGCAACCGACAGTATTTTAGAAAAATTAGCAAAAACACCAGCAAGTCAAATGTCAAGTTCATCAAGTAACGATTCATTATCAGTATTGGCATTATTAGGTGAAAAACTAGACAAAATGATTGACAAATTATCCGATGCTAACAATATACAAGATCAAATATTACGATATTCAAGAATCTAATTTCAAACTTAGGTTATCTAGATAAATACTAAACTATGACTTATAAAAGAAAATTTACCAACAGAACCGGTATTTCAAGTCCCATATCTGGAATAAACAGTAACACAGGTGCTTGGAATGGTAGCCCAGGTCAAAATGGATCACAAACTGGTGGTTGGTCTAATTCAGATTTTGGATATAAAAACTATCAATCTAGATTACCAGAAGTTTATACTGGACATCCAAATCGTATTGAAAGATATAATCAATATGAAATGATGGATGTAGACGCTGAAGTATGTGCGTGTCTAGATATTATAAGTGAGTTTTGCACACAAAAAAACAAACATAACAAAACTCCTTTTAATCTAGATTTCAAACAAGATCCAACAAATCATGAAGTTGAATTGTTAAAAACACAATTACAACAATGGTGTAAATTAAACGAATTTGATACTAGAGCATTTAAGATTTTTAGAAACACCGTAAAATATGGTGATCAAGTTTTTGTAAGAGACCCAGAAAATTTTAAATTATATTGGGTTGACATGACTAAAGTTATTAAAGTTATTGTCAATGAAAGTGAAGGTAAAAAACCCGAACAGTATGTTATTAAAGATATTAACATAAATTTACAAAACTTAACAGTTGCTCAAAAAACCAATACTGACTTTGCAGCTAATCCTGCAACTGGATTAGGTGGGTCAGGTGGCGGAACTAATACACCATATACAGTTCCTGCAATGCCATATAACACAACTGGTAGTAGATTTACATTAGGTCAAAGTGAAAGTGCAGTTGATGCAAATCATATTGTGCATTTAAGTTTAACTGAAGGATTAGATCGTTTTTGGCCTTTCGGTCAAAGTATATTAGAAAACATTTTTAAAGTTTATAAACAAAAAGAATTATTAGAAGATGCTGTATTAATATACCGTGTACAAAGAGCACCAGAGCGTAGAATGTTTAAGATTGATGTGGGTAATATGCCAAGTCATATGGCTATGGCATTTGTTGAACGCATTAAAAATGAAATTCATCAAAGACGAATTCCAAGTAGTCAAGGTGGACAAAGTATGTTAGATGCAACATATAATCCATTAAGCATGAATGAAGATTATTTCTTTCCTGTAACTGCTGATGGGCGTGGTTCTAGCGTAGAAGTTTTACCCGGTGGACAAAATTTGGGTGAAATTGACGATTTGCGCTACTTCAATAACAGACTAGCTCGTGGATTGCGTGTTCCAAGTAGTTATTTACCAACTGGACCAGATGATAATCCTACGCCATTAAGCGATGGCCGTGTTGGTACAGCAATGATTCAAGAATTTAGATTCAATCAATATTGCGAAAGATTGCAAAAATACATCAGTCAAAAGCTTGATGAAGAATTTAAACTATTTTTACGCTGGAGAGGATTCAATATTGATAGTGGACTTTTCACACTAGAATTTAATCCACCACAAAACTTTGCTGCATATAGACAAAGTGAACTAGATACTGCTAGAGTTAGCACATTTTCATCTATTGAGCAATATCCATATATTAGTAAAAGATTTGCATTAGAAAGATTTTTAGGTCTAACTGAAGAAGAAATATCAAAAAATGAAGAATTATGGCGTGAAGAAAACGACAAAACTGTTGAAACAGAACCCAAAGGTAATGATTTACGAAGCATTGGTGTAAGTGCCGGTGACTTAGAAGCCGATACTTTAGCAGGAGAAGAAATGACCGAGCCACCTGAGGGAGAAGAAATGGCTCAACCTGAAGTTGCAGGTCCGGTAACTAATGCACCACCTGCTAATGTTCCACCTGGCGGCGCACCTGGAGTTGGGCAATAATAGATAAATATATTATCAAGGAAAACTAATGCACTTGTACGAAATGTTCTCTTCGGCTATTCCAGGTTATCAAGATGTAGAATCTGATAACAGTAAACCTAAGTGGCGTGAGTCTAGAAAAACAAAACTAACATTAAAACAATTAAGAAAATTGCGTAGAATGAACGATGTTAGAAACTATGAATCTAAGAATTATTTGAAAAAAGTACAGCAACAATACGGTGCTAAAGCAGAAGCACAGCCTGCAATGTAAGTAGATACACAGTGATACTAAACCTCGGTATATACCGAGGTTTTTACTTATTCATACAAAAAACGCAAAAAATACAGTGTTATTAGACAGTTTTTTGTAGATATGCATAAGTAAGTATAAGAAAGCCATTTAACACTAGGAGAATAACAATGGACAACAAGAAATTTGAACAACTAATTGAGTTAATTCTCAATGAAAATGAAGAACAAGCCCGCAGTCTATTTCATGATATCGTGGTAGAAAAATCCCGTGAAATATATGAATCCATGATGGACGAAGAAATGGGTATGGATGAAGGCATGGGCGGACAAGTAGGTGATTTACTTGACGAAATCTCTGCTGAAGAAGAAGGCATGACAGAAGAAGAAGAAGATATGGACATGGATATCGAAGCTGATGGCGACGATGAAATGGTTGATATTGAAGCCGATGACATGGATGACGAAATGGGTGAAGAAGAACTAGAAGACCGTGTTGTCGATTTGGAAGACAAATTAGACCAGTTAATGGCTGAATTTGAAGAACTAATGGGTTCCGATGATGATGAAGAAATGTCTGACATGGACGATGAAGAAATGACTGACATGGACGACGAAGAAGATGAAGAAGAATCTGAAGAAATGATGGAAGCTGTTCAACTTCAAAAAGTTTCTGTTACACACGGTGACAACGGTGTTCAAACAAAGAGCCCAGGCCTATCAAACAGCGGTCAAGCAGGTATGGACTCTAAGCCAGTTAAATTCTCCGGTGACAACGAGACAGTTCCAACAGGACCAAAAGGCCCAAGCAATGCATACGCTAAGGGTGAGACACAAGTTAAAGGCGCTGGATCATTTAAAAATGCACCTGGACACAAAAGTCAAGATTTAGACAAAGCTCCTGCAGCATCTAAAGGACAGTCTAGTGGTATGAACGACAAAAGCCCAGTAGCTGAATCTAAAAAGACTGTTAAAACGATTGTAAAGTAATCTTATAATAATGAGTTTAGTATATTTTATGAATAGGAGCTATGTATGTCAAAAGTAATGTTACAAGAATACTTAGCTCCTTCGATTGCTAACAGTACTGTTTTCATGGAAGACGGTACTGATGCATTCGGCAACAAAGGAAAAAATTGCTACATGGAAGGCATTTTCATTCAAGGTAATGTTAAAAATGCCAATGAGCGTATTTATCCTACACATGAAATAGCTCGCGCAGTTAAAACAATTCAAGACCAATTATCACAAAATTATTCTATTTGCGGTGAAATCGATCACCCAGATGATTTAAAAATTAATTTAGATAGAGTTAGTCATATTATAACTGCAATGAAAATGGACGGTGATAATGGTATAGGTAAATTAAAATTGTTACCTACCCCAATGGGCGAATTAGCTCAAAAAATGATTCAATCTGGAGTAAGATTGGGTGTTAGCAGTCGTGGTAGTGGAAATGTTGACGATTACACTGGCAAAGTAAGTGACTTTGAAATTGTAACAGTTGATATTGTAGCACAACCCTCAGCCCCACAAGCTTATCCCAAAGCAGTTTATGAATCATTATTGAACATGAAGCATGGACATCGTTACATAGACAACTTAAAAGGTATGGATTTAGCGAACGACAAAAAAGTTCAAAAATACATTACTGAAACAGTGACCAAATTAATTAAGGATATGAAATTTAAATGAGTTTTATATCTAATAATTTACAAGAAAGTAAAAATAGATTTTTTTCTATTTTTAAAATGCTCGTAGCTACGGAGTTAAACGTGCATACAAATAAAGGGGAAACCAATGTTTGAAAAAATCAAACCATTGCTGGACTCTGGTATCATCAATGAAGATACTAGCCAAGCTATTAGTGAGGCATTTGAATCTAAGTTAAATGAAGCCAGAGAACAAGTTCGTGCAGAATTGCGTGAAGAATTTGCACAAAAATATGACCATGATAGATTGGTAATGGTTGAAGCCCTTGACAAAATGATCACAGAAAGTCTAACTAGTGAAATCGAAGAATTTCATAATGAAAGACAAGCAATGAATGAAGACCGCGTGAAAGCAAGCGTTAAGTTGCGTGAAAATGCAACTAAGTTCAATGATTTTATGGTTACTAAACTAGCCGAAGAAATCAAAGAATTACGATCAGATCGCAAAATCGCAAAAGAAAGCCAACAAAAACTAGAACAATTTATTGTTCATGCTCTTTCCCGTGAAATTAAAGAATTTGCACAAGATAAGCAAGCAGTTGTTGAAGCTAAGGTCAAATTAGTTGCTGAAGGTCGTA